CGGGGCGTCTGATGCCGGTCGGAGCTATGGCGATTATGCCGCTTGTGGCGTTCCTGCTGGTTGCGCTCTTCCTCGATGCTCTGCTAGGCTGGATTCGCCGTGACAAGTCCTGACGTGATAGCACTCATCGTTGTGGGCATGATCGCCGCCGTCGTTCTGAGGGGGTTCAGTGTCCGTAGCTGACGTGCTGACCGCGCTCGAACCCTTCGTTCCGATCGTCCAAACGCTCATTGTCGTCTGCGTCGTGCTCGCCGTCGTGGATCACATCATCGAGTGGCTACGGGCGTCCTGATGTTCGACTTCCTGACATTCTCGGCGATCTCCGACTCAGCGGCAGACTTCCTCGATGTCGTCAAAGTGCCGATAGCCGTTCTGCTCGGGGTCGGTCTTTGCCTGATGGTGGCGTCTTGGATCCTTGCGCAGTTCGGGATCGGGTCGGGCGGCTCCCCTGGGCTCGGTGGCGACAACGGCCGCGCCGGAGCCGCGTCGTCCACACGGCGATCGGGCTCCCCGAGAGCGCCTAAGCAGTCCGCGAGCGATCGCGAGTGGGCGATGCTTGAGCAGAACGCTCGTGACGTGAACGGCTGGGACGGCTAGCAGAGCGAAAGGGGGTGTCTGGATGTTTGAGAGCATTACGGCGACAGGCGTGATCGCGGCTGCCGGTGACTGGTCAGGAGAGCTGACCACGATTCTGCTGATCGTGATCGGCTTCGGTATGTTCCTCACCCTCGCGAACTGGGTCATTCGCAAGTTCAGGGCGGGGCGCGGGCGGCGCGGTCGCAAGGCGCGGGCGGCGTAGTAGCCCTAATCCAGTCCGAATCGAGCACCCGAAGGGGGGTGTCCAATGTTTGCTGGAATCACGGTGTCAACGATCATCGCTCAGGCGACGCTCTTTGCCGACGAGCTGGCCACGATCCTGCTGATCGTGATCGGCTTCGGTCTGTTCCTGTCCCTCGCGAACTGGGTCATCGCGAAGTTCAGGGGCCGCTAGGAGTCGCCACAACGGGGCGTTGTGCTTTCTCCTGGCCGGGGCGATGTAGCCCCGTGTCGGCCCCGGCCAGGAGAGCGCACAACCAGTACACCGGCGGCTGCGCCCGCGCCCCCCTTCGGGGGGCGCGGGCGGGAGGGGAACGAGGCGAGGCATGGCGGCGTTGTGGAGCAGCACAATCACTACTGCGATCGGGTACGCGGGCGATCTGCTCAGCGACCTTACCCCCGTGCTGATCCCACTCGCGGGCCTAGGGTTCTTCGCGCTCCTTGTCGCAGTCGTGCGTTCGATCACCGGCAGGGGGTGAGAGTGTGGGATTCGACACCGCTGCCGGTGCGATCGCTTCGGGCATGATCTCAACGGCCGTCGATCTGCTGGGCGACTTCCAGGTGCTTGTCGGCGTCGTGTTCGGGATCGCGGCGCTCGGCATGTTGTTCCTGGTCGTCAGACGGTTCATCGACTGATGCGCCGACTGATCCTTCCTGCTGCTGCCGCGTGGTTGCTGGCGACTCCGATGCTCGCTGCGGCTGCTGGCTGGTCGGCTCCGACCACGCAGACCGTCTACACGCTCACGTCGGCCCCATACACCGGGGCGACCGCGAGCGGACTGTCGCTGACCTCGCCGCACGGGTCGAAGGACTACCCGATCGTGTGCCCTGACGGATCCTACATGTACGTTCCCGCCAGTCAGACGCGCGCCGAGATCGGAGTCTCGGCGACCGCGAGCTCCAGCGAAAAACAGAAGGCGTTCTTCTTGTCCACCGGCTACGCGCGGATCGCGAACCTCAACATGAACCCGCCGACCGTCTCAGGCGAAAAGAGGATCTACATCGTCAAAGGGCGGATGGATCACTTCCCGGTGTCGGGCGATCCCACCGTGCCGCGCGACGGCATGGAGCTGCTCGGCATGAACGTCAACGGCACAGAGCGCGCCGTGCGGTCGACCGGCGGCTACACCTACCCAATCACGTCGGGATCCAACAGCGGGCGGGCTCTCCCGTGGTCGCCCGTTGACGGTAACGGCATGTTCACCGGCATGGCGATCGTGGGCTATTGGCGCGATGGATCCACGACTCGTTGGAAGGTCGCCTTCTGGGGGTATCAAGGCGTTGACGGATCCTCGGCGCTCCGATCGGGAGTGGCGACCGGCACCGGAACCGGCACAGAGCGCGCGAACGTCTACCTGCCGACCGGCACCACTCAGGTGAATCCGACCACGGGAGCCTTCCAGAGCGCGAACTACACTCAGACCACGGTCGCTTCCGGGGCGTTCTACTGGTACTTCGCTTACACGGTGGACAACGACGCGTTCGATAGTTGGTGGGATGGAGGGAGCCTCGCTGCACCGTCCGATGCTGACTGGCTCGCGGTCATGGACAACCCCAACGGGGATCCGGATCTGGACGGCTGGGAGTCGGAGCCGCCCACGGAGCCGCCCTCGGGATGGGTCACGGTCACGGTACCGGCTACGCCGTCGATCGACGCCAGCGAGACGTCGGTCACGGCGGGCAACTTCATGCTGGATCAGATCGCCGACATTTGGGATCGGACGTGGGCGAAGGTCTCAGACCTGCTGAACAACTTCACCGATTGGTTCTGGTTCCTCAAGGTGTGGGACTTCGAAAGCGGGTGGCAGTAAATGCATAACCGTAAAACCGATCGGCGTCGGATCCGGCGATCGTCCGTGCTCAAGCGGAGGATCCGCGTGCATACGATCGGGCGCAAAGCGGGTGAACAGCTGACGAGGGTGGAGCGGTTGGCGTCCTACCACGTCACGAAAGCGCGGGTGCGTCTCGCTCTCGCCGACCTCAGGCGCGGCGAATGACCGAATACGCGTTCCTCGCTGCCTTCTCGGACGGCTTCTCTTTGTGGGTCGCCCTAAACGCGATCGCTCCGTTCGCGATCCTTATGGGGTTCGGTGTCGCCGTCGTTCTCACGTTGATCCTGATTCGAGCGATCAAGAAACTGGGGTGATCTCAGGTGCCTAACATCGACCTCGTGCAGATTCTCAAGTGGATCCTCACCGCTGCCGCGCTCGCTATCCTCGTGGCCGCGCTCGCGTACGCCTTCGGGTCGATCGCTGGCTACGGCGGCGGCGCGATCACGGCGATCCAAGGGGGCCAACAGATGGAGATCGGCGGCGTTCCCGGTCGGTCGTTCGTGCTTTGGGTTCTCGACGGGTTCGCGGATCCGCTCAACGTTGACTACGGCGGGGCGGCTACGGCTGGCTTCCTTGCGATCCTGCAGCCGTTCGCGATCGGGCTCGGAGTGCTCACCATGGCGATCTTCGCCTGGAAGATCGTCCAGGCCATTCTGCGATGATGAGGGAGCGCTTCGCCTACTGGCGCTGGTTGTGGCGCCAACGTCAATGGTGGTTCCTGCGCCCGCTTCCGCCTGAGTGGGACACGGTGATCTTCACCGGCTTTCGGGGAGCGGGGAAATCGACGTTCGGGGCGGATCTCTGCGTCAACTACATGCGAGCGGGCATCCAGGTCTACTCCAACATGTACGTTCGCGACAACTTCACCGGGCAGGAAGCGCGCCCGGTGCTCACGTGGCTCGACGTGCTCAGGGCGTCGGTCGAAGCGCTCGAGGACAAGGATCCGGCGATCATCTACCTCGCCGAGATCCAGCTGATGTGTGACGCGCGCAGGTGGCAAGACACGATGAAAGAGGCGCCCTGGTGGTCGGAGATGATGCAGCAGGCGCGACACATGGGCATCACGATCATGGGCGACACGCAACACCTGTCGCAGGTGGAGAAACGTCTAAGGATGCTGATCGGGCGCGTGGTCTACGTCGAACCCGCGCCGCTGCGTCGTTTGTGGCGAAGGTGGCCGCGGTTCACGACGCAGGACGTGGATCTCCAAGTGAACGACGACCCCGGTCAGTGGTTGCCTCCCGGCAAGCGGCGCACGGTATGGCTCAAGTCCCACGCTTTTCACGGTCATTCGACGTGGGAGCTGTTGGCGGGCAGGGACTTCGGAGAGTTCACTGAACCCGATGTGATCGCCGAGATCGAATCGCTCAGGCAGCGGGCGTTGGCGTGCAACGCGATCGCACACCTGCCGTCCTACGCCGACGATCGACCTGCTGATCGGGGTACGGAGGGGTTCTTCCCGCGACCGCTCGAAAACGGCGCGTTGTAAGCCGATCTAAGCCTCTGGAATCGACCGCCCGGTACCTGGACACCGGGCAACTGGACGGATTGACCGACAACCGAACAAGCACCCCTTGCAGACCCGCCCGGTTAATCACCGGCGACACCCGGCCGTCAGAGGGCGTCGGTTCACCTATCCAGAAGATTCTAGCCGTCGTAGTCGCGTAAGCGAGCGAGGAGAGAGCGAGCGGTAAAGCTACACCTGGACGCGATGTGAGCCCGTCTCCCGGGCACCTGAAGCACTCTCGGGGTTGACCCCCTGCCGATCGGATCCCAGCCGTGACACCGGATCGCACGATCGGGGCTCGTACCTGTCAGGGCGAGCCCTGCGCTCTCAGGCTCCCGCGCGCTCTCCCGGCTCGCATGATACCCGCTCAAGTCCGACCTGTAACCTGCCGATGGTCTAGTCGTCCCTTCGGGAGAGAGGAGGAGTTTCCAGAATGTGTCGTTTACGCCAGGATCCCGACAAGCGAAAGTGAGTGAACCCATGATCGACACAGACAGACCTGAGCACCCGTGCGATCTCTGCTCAGCGATCGACTGCGCGACTTGTGCCGTTCCCAATTAGGAGAAAGCGACGGAGCCCATGCAGATCACGAAAGAGAGAGCGAAGCGGACGATCCTCAGCTTCTTGGTGTCAGGACTGCCCGCTGCGCTGGTCAATCGGGACAAGTCCTTCAACCGTGAGTCCGTCTCGGAGTGGGTGAAGAAACTAGAGTGTTGCGGCGAGCAGCTCGCCGGATCCGCCGAGATCTTCGTGCGAGGCGAGGACGTGTTCTTGGTGCGTCGTGGCGGTCGAGTCGGGTGAACTGCGATCGCTGCGGCCACGGGACGAAAGAGCGGATCGTGATTGAAAACCACGGCGTAAGGCTGGGCTTCTGCCCTCGCTGCTTCAACGCGATCGGTGCGAGCCCGGATGTGATCGTCGGCATCGAGAGAAGGGAACGCCCATGTTGTGCCCAGCGTGTGGACAACTGCTCACAGACCACGATTGCTTCTGCGACGGGGTGGTCTGTTCGGCGTGCGGGGTGAATGTCAGGAAGCTCCAATGCGACGGGAAGTGTCGGTCTTGTAAGGATGCCACGCGAGAGCAAGAGCGGAACATCGAGTGGTTGCGGTGCCAAGTGAGGGAGTCGATAGCTCAGGCGTTGGCCCAATCGGGGTGTCCGTGGTTGCCGTGCCGGTCTGCCGACTGCGCTCAATGGGGAACCGATCCGACCAGCTGCGCTCGTCGTGAGGCCATGCTAGAATCTCTGCATGGGATGCCCGCGACCACTTAGCGTGTTGCTCGTCATAGTGTCGGTTGTCGCGGCCGCTCTCGCCTTCCCGGTGGGAGCGGCCGCCGTCCAATACACCTACGGCGAGAGCACCGTAACAGCGAGCCTAGAGCCGGGGGAAACTGTCTCGTCGCTCGGGTACCAGCTTCTACTTCGTCCCGGCGGAGATCCTTGGATCGACTCGGCTAACTTCACCCAAGATCCCGATCCGGGCATCTTCCCCTACACGTTGGACGCTGCGGCCGAGAGCTGGGAAGTGCTCGCGGTGCGTCTCAACTGCGTGTCGGACGCTGACCCATCAGAGTCGGTGTCGGCGTGGGTCATCAATCCGGGCTGGGTGCCGATGGTGGACGGCTCGATCCCGGCGACCGTCGCCCTGGAGCCTGAGACGATCTCCGCGCTGGCGTCCGCGATCGCGACGAGCAGCGCCCCTGGAACGGTCACTGTTGGTGGTATCGGATCGTGGGACTCGGGCGCTCTCGACGCTGCTCTCGCGTCCGTGACGTTCGTACTAGGCGTGGGTACGTGCGCGCTGGCGTTTCGGCTTCGG